TTTGAGCATTTATTTCCCATACCTACTTGCCGGGAATATGTTTTTGATTGGCTTCATTTTGCAGTTTCTAGTCGTTGCGAAACTTATCTAGTATTAAATGGAGCTAAGGGGATAGGTAAGAACTTGCTTGCCGAGATACTTTGTAAAACATTAATAGGCAGATCAAATCACAAGATAGCCCATCAATCAGCCCTTAAGGGATTCAATGCCATTCTTGTCGATTGCCGCATGATTGTCTTTGATGAATTCAAGATAACGGAAGCAGAGGACATCAACACCCTTAAGCGTATCATCAATCCTATTCAGATGATCGAATTCAAGGGAATGGATGCTAAAAGAAACCAGGAAACATTTAACAGCTTTATTATTAGCAACAATGGAGAGAATGACATCAAGATAGATCCTGATGAAAGACGCTTCGCTGTAGCAGATATGACTTCAGTCAGGCTATCTGATATTTGGTCAAAAGAAAAAAGAGATAAGTTTGTTTCTATTGTATCTGATCCAACTTCACAAGAAATGATTAATCTAGGTTATTGGTTAATGTACCGTGATCCGCAAATTATGGAAGATGAGTTTACGGACTATAAGGGCGATCATTTCTACCGTCTTTGCTATACCTCAATGACGGAATGGCAAAGAATGCTTGTCGATGAAATAACTCAAGGAGTTTCTATAAGTTATTTTGAGGAATCCGAGCTTAAGATTAAGTTTAAAGAACGCACCGGAGGAGTCTACCGTTTCCCCACTATCAATAAAGTTAAGGATTTTTTAAAAAACTATAAGCATGAAGGGATGAACTCCTTGGGGCATATTGAAAAAGATGGAGATACAAACTACCTCCAGATCAATCCATACTTTGTTATAGCATTGCCAATAGATTCTTCTAATGATTGGCAAAACGCAGAGCTGCTCTAATGGCTTACGGAATACCCTTCTCGCCCAGAACCATTATGTATGAATATTGGAAGTTAGAAGAACTACCTATAGGCGAAGTATCTTATATGACCATTCAAAGAGCCCTTCAGGATGAGAAGTACATGAGGAAGTTTAGACCTAGTTTCTATAGGGAAAATCTGCTTCAAGGTCATCATTCAGCATTAATTTATTGGTATCCTCATTATGTTAATGAACTCTATGAAATTGCAGTAAATCGTGGAGAATTTCGTAGATTTTTTGATAAATTTCCTCCGCATATTAAAACATCTTTTGAGATACTTTTTATTGAGTTATGCAAAAGACTAGACAAGATAAAACTTAGTGGACTAAAATTGAATCATCTAGAGGAAATTAAATTTAAATCACATTACTAACTGGAGAAGTATGAAACAATTTGCAAACACTTTTTTCTTATCCGCATCATTTATTTCGATGCTTGTAATTGGAAAAGAATTAACTAAAAAAGAAACGATTAAGGATCTAGAGTCAGCGTCTAACAAATTACAAAAATGTCACGAAGTAATCACTCGATCAGGAAAATAATAATGAAATCAAGATTTACGAACATGACCACTCAAGCAAAAATCTCGGAAGCGATACTGATCGCTGAAAAGCTTCTTGATGTTAACTCTCCGATGATGAACGAGATTAGGTTAAAGAACGACTTCAAATATAATTCAGGGAAAGGCGTAGATATCTTTTTGAATCTTCTTAAAGAAAGACCGCTTGTGAAAGTTTTTACTTACAAACCTTGGTACGCCTACAGCAAAGCCATTGGTTACTCGGATGGCGTTTCGATTCACATTAACATTAGAAAACTTCCGTCAATGGACGTGCTTGATGTGGTTGGAAACTTGGTGCATGAGTATTGCCACGTTGCATCATACAACCATGCCAACAACTACAAAACCGAGGAGAAAGTGAAATTCTCGGTGCCGTATTTTTGTAGTGAAAACATTAAGAGGTGGATATGAGCGGCGCAAGAACCCACAAACTATTATCATCAATGTTTAAGCCAGGAGATACTGTGGAGTGCCGCATATGCAAGGGCAGCTATAAAGCACGTGAAATGCCAAAGACAAAGACTGGCTTTAGGTTTAAGTGTGTAAAATGCAGCAATACCTACTCAAACAGCTTGCATCACAAAAAAAAGCACTCAACAGTTATAGGATTTAGTGAGGCGACTTTGGCAGTGCAGAGTGTTACCGATAGACCAGAAACAATTTCCGTAACCAGTATAGATAATTTAATAGTTTCTACCTGCGGAAAAGTTACCGCAGTAAATAGAGCTTCAGTCCTGAAGCCCTCTGATTGGGATAGATATACATTTGGAGCTAAAGGGATTCGCGGATATTATACCTATAGGCGCGAGTATGTGCATCGACTAGTTGCCGCGTCTTTTATTGGGGAAAGCAATCTTTTTGTTAATCACATTGATTCTAATAAGTTGAACAACGACATTAAAAACCTTGAATATGTTTCATGCCGTGAAAACGTAGTTCACGCCCTGTTTAAACGAAAACTCAAAAAGGTGTACCGACACAACACCAGCGGTGGGAGGATTTGGTATTCTAGGATTAAAAATAATGGAAAAGACGAGTATTTAGGTTCTTTTTTAACAGAAAAAGAAGCAGAAGCAGCGTTTGATAGAAGATTCTTGGAAATTCATAAAGAATCATATTATGACACCAAGTAATTCTGACACATGCCCCGATTGCGACCGCGAAAATTGCTGGGGCGGAAGTGTGTGTATCAAGATTAAGAGCGAAAAAGAACAGTTATCAGGATAAAGGTGGCGAGAATGAAATTTAAATCAAAGGTTGAGTACATAAGAAAATCTCACTTAAGGGTGCCTGTACCTCCTGTGATAGAATACGTAACAAACGACTCCGAGCCTGGTGCTTATCCTCCAAAATTTCAAACCATCGACGTTGGTGACGTTGTGACCAAGGCTTGCATAGCTCTTGAAACTCGCGACAACCATATTAAAAAACTGCTCAAGATTGTTAATTACCTGGATAATTTAGGGCTTTCATTTGACGAGCTTAACGAATACAAGCGAGCCCACATGAACGACTACTATGAATACGCAAAATGGAAAGAGATTGATTTCGATGATTTTTTAAATAGTGACCGCTAACCACTCGTGCAAAACATAAGGAATGAAGATGAATATTAAATACTCTATTTGCACTCACGGATGCCAAGGATACGGCGATAAACTTTACCATGACCCTGAGTGTCCGCTGTTTAAAGCAGAATCGAACCAAGTGAGCGACGACGAGGCGTTTAGGAAGTACTGGATAAAGGAATTTGTCAGAGGTGTTGGGATGGCAGGGAATGTTTACTATGAATCACCAGCATCTATAGCTCAAAGAAATAGAAAAGCTGGTGCAAAAGAAATGTGGAGTGCCTGTGCGAGAATCAAGGATGCGGAGATAGCTAGGCTACAGTCACATCTTCAGGTATGTAACCTCGAGATGGGCAGAAAAATAGTCGACCTTGCGTGGGATAAACGGAAGCTCGAAAAAGCCGTGGAGATAATGAGAGAGGCGTTAATGTTACTCCGTAGCTTGAATGTTGATAATACAATTGAATTTGACATAGCAAATGTCACACTCAAGGGAGTAGACGAAATACTGGGAGAGAAATGAGCTTAGTATTTTACAATAATTTAACCAATCAACTTTATGTTTTCGAGTCTGGGTTTGAAGATATGTTTAATCTACTGATTGGAATAAAAGCAAGCAAGAATCATTATTGGGAATATTTGGGGGAGTTATGAATCAAGAATCATGGCAGATAAAGGGTTTTAAAATGCGCCTTGGCAAGTGGCGAGTATGCATTAACCATAAAGGAATTGATATTTCTAATGGAATGAAGGGAGCTTTCCTGTTTCATCCATTTACAAAACCATTCTCATTTAAGCAGTACCACTCCTCATACAAATGGCTATTCACAGACGATATAAAACCGGAGAAGCATAATTAATAATTTTATACAAATAACTTTGAAACTTTATATAGAAATATACAAGCGAGGGCGAGATGAGAACGAAAGAAGTGAATGTTAGGGCACTTATTGATGAGCGAGGTGTTGTCAGGGTTTATACGGATCATGAGTGTCTGCCGGCTTGCGACCTAATTAAGGCAAGGCTGATTTATGAATGTCCCGTAAAGTCCATTACCATTACAGAGAGTGAATTTGACCAAGCCTGGCGATCACTAACATTTACCGAACTGGACGCTGTGTGGCCTAAGCGATTTGAGAGACTGGGCCAGAAATTATTCAAGGACGCTAAATAATGGCACCAAGAACAAACGCAAGCGGTGTGACTGAGGTGGCTAGCATTAGAACTGATATGGATAAGTATTATGTAAACTATGATCGGATTTTTAGAAAGGAAGTTATGAATAAATACGTTGATAAATATGGTCGCTACCATGACAAGCCATGCACAAATGGAGCCCCTTCTTCAAATAATGGTTGGATTTATTCGGCCTATGCTGAAAAAATTGGGCTGGAATTAAATCTTGATAATCCCTATATGTATCGTTGCTGGCATCAGCGTACTCGACATATTGATGATTTTGAGCCGCCAATGTCTAGAGATGAAATGCTAGGGTTTGCGTATCTCGGAAATATTGATTTAGGGGCTTGGAATTTTTCTCCTTGGGCATTACCCAAGTTTAACTTTATTGAATTTTGCAAGCAGCTTTGGGAGTGCCGAAATCAAGATAGGAACTATTTTTGGAAAAATAAACTTACTCAAGTTTATCATGTAGCCTTTATTACACCACTTCAAGATCGTGCATATTACTATAGAACTTTTGGTGTAAGACCGCCTTACTTTTATACAATTATTGAATTCATCGACAAGAAACTGAAGCCAAAGAGTAATTCAGGAGCTTTGATTCGCTGGTTAAAATATGACATTGATCCTGGGTTAAAAGTATTTGAAGAATACTTTGGTAAAGAGCATCCTATCTACATGGCAGCAAAAGCTAAACTTACTTCTCTGTAATACTCTTTTAGTTTTTTTATTTTCCCACCTCAATCCAATCTAAATATACTCGCTCCATAAGACAAACTTAATTACTTATGGAGCAGCAACATGGATTCAGTATCCTTGCGATTTGAGGACTTGCCTCCTATGCCTACCAATCGTGCCAAGGCATTGGTGGCAAAACCTCGTCCTATGTATATCAAAACACCGTTAGCTCGAGAGTTTGAAAAAGATCTAAACTCTAGGCTAGCGCAATTCCAAACTGAGTTACTCAAATTCAAATTTTCCTTCAATCGTTTGGAACATTTCATCTCAGCAGAATACATCTTTTTCACGCCAAAAGATTTAATTCTAACTAAAGAAGGCTCTGTCAGTAACAGAGCAGGGGATCTTGACGCCCACAAGTTGCTCCAGGACACAATTTTTTCTTTCCTCGACTTAGACGACAAACTCATTCGCAGAGTTACTTACTCTTCTTTCATCTCACACAACGACAAACACAATTTAATAATCAACTACAAACTGGAAAAAATCTCATGCCTAAGTACATCTTCTTGGATAGTGAATTCAACGGAACTGCAGAAAGAGATCTCAACGTCATTTGCTTTGCTTTAGTCACAGAAGAGTATGGCCAGGAATCATTTTGGCTCTACAATAATGAAGCAGAGAAAATAAGATTCAAAGCTGTAATTGAAGAATACATAGCTAAAGGATATGTCTTTGTTTCGTATGCTGTGGAAGCTGAAGCAAGGGCATTCTTGTCATTAGGCATTGACCCACTAAGAATGAAGTGGATTGATCTGTACTTAGAGTATGTCATGCTGTCCAACCACAATAATGAAATTTCTAAGGGCGATCAGCTTATTAACGGTAAAGTTAAGAAGCTCCCTAATATGGGATTTGAGAAAGGTAAGAAGGGATTATCTGCAGCTCTGTTTAAGCTGTGTAAAATAATTATTGATACTGACCATAAAAATAAAATGAGAGATTTGATTATATCCTCCCCAGAAGATTTTACCAGAGAAGAAGCTACGGACATTTTGAATTATTGTATGTCGGATACTGAACATTTGCCGAAGCTTCATAAAGCTATCAATGCTACTTTGGGGCATAAGATAAAGCAGCAGCATAGAAAGAACTTACTCCAGGAACAAGCTTACCGAGCTGAGTATGCTGTTCGTTCTGCCATGATGATTCAGCATGGCTACCCAGTAAATCTTGAGTGGCTTAGGAATCTGACGGATAACATTCCTGTCATTATGAGAGAGTGTGTTGAAGATATTAACTCTCAATTCCCTGACATCCTGCCATTTAGATGGAATAAGAAAGAATGCAGATACTCCCTCAATACTGCTGCAGTTACGGCATGGATAGAAAATTCCCCTTATGCTAAGAAGTGGGAAAGAACAGATACAGGGAAATATTCCTTAGCTTTGGATGCTTGGAAGAACTTTTTTAATTACTCTCATGATTACCCTCGTAATAATTTTGGTGCGCAGTTTGTAAGATACCTAAACTTCTCTCAACAGCTTAAAGGATTTAGAGAGAAGTCAGGAGAATCCGAAACTACTTTCTGGGATTATGTTGGATCCGATGGAATGGTCCGAAGTTCAATGGGGATCTATGGTGCTCAAAGCTCCCGGTCACAACAAAAATCAACATCCTTCCTATTTCTGAAAAGCGGTTGGATGCGTAGTCTATGTGCTCCTCCTGAAGGCTATTGTATTGGTGCTATTGATTATGGTTCCCAGGAATTCTTACTTTCAGCTCTGATGTCTAAAGATAAGAAGATGATTCAAGCTTATGCCGAAGGGGATGTATATCTCTACTACGCAAAAGGTATTGGTCTAGTACCCCCTCACGGAACTAAAGAAACTCACTCTAAGGAGAGGGATTTATGTAAGGCAACTGTACTAGGACTATCATATCTTATGACAGAGCATGGATTATCCAGGGACTTATCGGAGAAACTCGGAAGAGAAGTCACTGTAGAAGAAGCTAAGGGACTCGTAGATTCATTCTATGAACTATTCTCTACGTTCTCAGAGTGGCGAGCTTCTAACATTGAAAACTATCCAGATCTTAGATATGTAAGACTTCCAGATGGATTTCACATGTTTGGAGACAATCCGAACTTTAGATCTGTAGGAAATATGCCGATACAGGGATTCGGAGCGTGTATCATGAGAAAGGCTGTACAGTTAGCGCAAAATAAAGGACTCAATATTATCTTCACGTTACATGACCAACTGTTTATCATGTTTCGAGAAAATGAATTAGAAAATTCCATACTACAATTAAAAGAATCTATGAAAGAAGCTTTTATGTTTTACTTTGAAGGGGACCTAAAAGAAAAAGCGGCTATGGTTAAACTAGATTGTAAGGCGTGGGGACCCTCCCTTGAGGAAGGAAAGAGCACCCTGTCTGATGGCGCTATGTTAGTTACTCAAAAAAATTATGTTGACCCAAGAGCAACGGATCAATATAAAACATTCTCAAAATACTTTTTAACATCACTTAATCTGGAGCTGTTGTAATGGGAAGACCTAAAGGTAGTAAAAATAAAAATTACTATGTGACAGAGAACGAAATTGTTGTGGAGGGAGATATTGTAAAAATAATTTTAAATTCTCCTAAGTACGGAATTCATTTTGCCTATGTAGACAAAGATAAATACCACTTGGTAAAATGTTTTAGATGGGGTGTTGTAAAACCTAAGCACGTTTTCTATGCCTATGCTAAACATAAAAATTCCTCTATTAAGATGCATAGGGTAGTTCTAGGCTTGGAGTTGGGGAAATATATTGTAGATCACTCCGATGGAAATGGGTTAAACAATCTGGTTTCCAATCTACGTATAGCCACTAATATACAGAATGGTCAGAATAGAAAAATACATGAAGGCAGAGAATACAAAGGGGTTTACCAAGCGGACCCTAATCAACTTCTTTTTAAAGCCTACATTCACGTAAATAAGAAATCTGTTTACCTGGGGCAATTTAATAATAAGGAACAAGCCGCAAGAGCCTATAATGAGGCTGCAATTAAATATTTTGGAATTTTTGCTAGATTAAATATAATACCTGATGTAAATAAGTCTGGTGTCTCCGAGTAGCTTGAACTTGGAATTACACTTAAATAATGATTCAAGCAAAAGAAGTTAAAAGTATGGGTAAAGTATTAGGTTCTGGATTTGCAAGTTTTGTTAAACCTCGCCAATGGAAAGATTGGAAGTCTGGGGAAGTATTAAAAGCGTCTTTTGAAAATTTAGACAATGTTGACCGCTATGGAAAACCTATTTATGGGTTCAAAGTAATTGAATCTAGTTTTGGCGCAGAAGTAGGTTCCATGATTTATCTAAATTGTGGAGGTAATTTTAAAAAGGCTATGGATGAAGCTAGTTTAGAAGATCGCCTAATCATTACCTATAAAGGCATGAATAAAATGGGGCCTAAATCAACTCACCCAGGAACAATGACTCACTCGATTGAAGTTGTTTTGGATGACTCTTCAAACGAAACTTCAGACGATTTGATTTAATATGACAAACTCAAATTCAAATAATTTGGCAAAGGATGGGAGAGTTAAACTCTCCTATTCGAGCATGTCCACACTTCAAAGCTGTGAAGCTAAGTACTATCATTATAAAGTAGCTAATACCCCCAAAGATCCTGATTATGTTGAATCCGATGCTCTGGGCGTTGGTAAAGCATTTCACCAGGTATTAGAGAAAACACTCCACAAGAGTTATTCTGAAGATCTGATTATCTCAGCTATGGTTGAGTACAATGTAGGTCCAGAAGATAAAGACCTTCTTACTACTATGCTTAAGAAGTATGTTGAATTTAGACAGCTTAGTGGAATTAAATTAGTTAAGTGCGAATTACCTTTGGGCACTTCTATCTTCAATGGGTTTATCGACGGCATCGCAGTTTGTGGCAATAAGTGGTACATCCTGGATCTTAAGACAGCAGGTAGGCATGATGAAAGTATCTTGTCTCGACTTGCTTTAGATCCTCAGTTGAACCTCTATGCTCACTTTGCGTCTGAGATTGATATTGCTGTGCCTGAAATAGTAGGAAAAGAATTCGCTGGTTGCTTATATACTCAAGTCATTAAATCCAAAGCAGGTACTCAAAAGGGGCTTGATAATGGAGTTAAGGTAGTTGAGATATTTATCCCAGTGGAAGAAATGAATCCAGAAGCTATGTGGTCATTGTTTAACGAAGTCCACAACAGAGCTACTGAATTACATGGGGGGGAAGCTCCAAGAAAGAACTTCTCTAATTGCTTTTCATATTTCTCACCGTGCCAATATTGGAGCAATTGCTATGGCAAGACATTCACAGAAAACAAAACAAAAGTAAAAGTAACAACATTAGAAACATTAAAGGAACAGGATTTACTATGAAAATTTTAACAATTAGCTACGTGGAAAGAAAGAACAAAGGTAACTACGAGCATGAAGAGATGTCAGCTTCGGCTAACATTGATGACGGTGAATCATTTGCAGAAGCTATGACAGCGCTTAAAAATGCTGTTCATTCTATTCTTTACGGAATTACCGATGTACCTACTAAAGAGGTTACACAACCTATTAAAGAGGTAGTTTCTGAAGAGCCTAAAGCTAAGAAAACCAAAAAAGTAGTCGAAGCTAAGTCTGAAGTAGAATCAGCTAACATTCCTCCAGTTATTTCCGATGAAGTAGTTAAAGAACATAAGAAAGTAAAATCAAATGTTCAGAAGTATGACTCAGCATTGCCTGAACACAAATCTATCTTTGGTGGCTACCTTGCCAAAAAGTACAATACAGCATGGAAAACAATCGACACTCCAGAGAATATCAAAGCATTTACTTCTGGATTAAATGGTCAGGACTTCATTGATGATAAAGGACAGATTGTCCCTACTTTCTTAGAACAAGTTCATACATTTTTTGGGGCTTAATGTTAAAGTCTAATTTGTTGCCTCACCAGAATCAAACTGTTGAGGCAGTTTTATCTAAAAAGTATCTTGGAGATTGGAGCACTATGGGAACAGGTAAGTCCCTAAGTGCTCTGGCTTCTATCATTGCAGCTAAGAAAAAAGCTGTCATAGTATGCCCTCCATTTCTAGCTTCTAACTGGGCAAATGAAGTAACAAAACATACAACTCTCAAGGCTTCCCACCATCTTCTAAAATGGGATGAATCTGCGGATGTAACCATTGTACCCTATACCCAGTTAGAAAAAGCTGAAGACGTATTTAAGAATGTGAAATTTATTGTAGCTGATGAAAGCCAATATTTAAAAAATTTAGATGCTAAACGTACTATGAGATTCCACCATTTATTTTATAAATATACCCCAGAGTATTTTATGGCATTGAGTGGGACCCCTCTGAAGAACAGAATTCCTGAGATATACAGCTTCCTGGTACTTTTATCTAAGGGACCAGCACAGCCCAAGATCACAGACCACTATAGATCCTTCTATACTTTTTGCAATCGCTTTACTAATGTTTCCCAAGGTACTTATGGACTCTCTTACACTGGAATGAAAAACGTAGAAGAACTACGTACATTTATTAAACCCTACTCTATTAAGCATGAAGCTTCGGTACTTGATTTACCGGAACTTAGCGAATCTAGTGTCGTGGTGTCGTACAAAGATGATCCGAAGCTATTGGAAGCATTCCAACAATTTACAGGTGCAAAATTTTCTGCTGAAATTACTGTCAAAGTCAGCTCAGCAGTATCTAAAGCCAAGTTCACGGCGGATTATGTATCAGAGGCGTTACAATCAGATGAAGGACCAATCATTGTATTCTCGGACCACAGAAAGCCACTAGACATGATGGAGCTGGAATTGTCTAATTACAGAGTAAAACAAATAACTGGTGACGTAAGTATGCAGAAACGACAAGAAATAAATGATATGTTTAATAATGGTCAATTGGATGTTCTACTCGGAACTTTTGGGGCTATGTCTACTGGGATTAACTTAACAGCGTCTAATCTTATGATTATCAATGATCTACCCTGGGAAGTAGCTTCCTTAGACCAAGCTATGAAACGCCATCACCGTATGGGACAGAAAAGAGCTTGTAGAGTTGTCCATGTTCTTGGTAGCTCAGTCGATGATTTGATACTTAAGTCTCTGACAGCTAAACGTAAAGTAATAACAGAAGTAATGAAATAACTGGAGGATCTATGGAAATGTTACAGATGATAGTTTTGTTGTGCCAGATAAATCACTCTAAGGACTACGCTGCTAAAGTAGCTATAGAACAACATACTTGCCAGAAATACTATGTCCTATGTACAAATGAATACGAAAAGAAATATGCTAGGGATGAAGCTTTAAAACGATGTATGGCAAATAAATAAGGAGCAACTATGAAATCTAAATGGATTCACACAACAAAGTATAAGAACAAAGAATTTATCGGTTCTTATGAGACTAAGAAGAATGGTCAGCGCATCTTTAATCTGACTTGTGGAAGTAAAGAATTTAGCTTTGAAAGTTTTCATCAAGCTAAGAAGCTTGGTTGGAGTCTTATTAAATCTAGCACAGAATTTTTTTCTGTAGGCAACCCTAAGTTTAATGTAAAAGTTAATGGTAAAAATAAAACAGTTTCTTTTAAACAAATCTTGAGCAACTATCGTGGTTTTAGGACTAAGAAATGAAACAAATTACTGAACAAGAAATTGCTATCGAGATGTCTAAGCCAGTTATTGCTGCTGTTACTCTTTTAGAGTGGATGCTTATTATGGGATTCATAGACCACATATTTAAAGATGATGAATTGGTAACAAAAGCATTCTCTACAAAAGAAGATTTCGAAGCCGTATCTAAAATCTGTAAAGAACTTAGACGACAAGTATTTCCTGAAGAGAAGGATGCTATTGGCAGACTTCAGGAGAAGCTTCAGATTAAACCTAAGAAGATTATAACTAAACCGTCTTTAATAGTTTGAGTTTCTTTCTTCTATCTCTAATGAAACCATTATAAGCAGATACTTGTTCGTATCTGCTTAGTTGTTCCATCCATTTTAACATCTCAATACGTTTTGCATTTATAGCGTCTTGGAGTCTTAGATTTCTCTGAACAATTTCATTGGGGCAATCAATCCAGCGATTTAAGAAAATTATTTGACACTTCATGCAGATAGAAAATAAAGAAGTATGAATACTACAATAAAAGTTTTCACAATTTACTTTTTTCGTAGTGGGCAAGTAATCCAGCTAACGTATCAACAAAATCCTCGTCCTCGCTGAGATCTTTTCTTCCCATCATATTTAATGAAAGGTGAATCTGCTCATGCCACCTGTTATGCTCTAATACGCTATCTTTTAGCTTCTCCCCATTTTCATGGGTGGCTATTCTAAGAATGAAGGTATTGTAGTCACAGTCACCCAGTAACCTACCTCGTATCTTCTTGACGTATTTGACTGTTACAACGTGGTTAAACAATTCAAATGATTTAATCCTCATAACGTGCCAATAGAGCTGGTCTTAAGGATTCCAGGAGTTCCAGCCACTTAGTATGGTCGCCAACATCAATGTACATCCAATCACATTCCATCGGTCTAGGTGGAATCATTCCATACCATTTAATCATGACATCAACTCCTTTCTAACGTCCTTGTTAATTAGGTTCTTTCTGTCTTTAAATACTTTACCACATCCTTTACATTTATACCTTTGGAATGCCCCTCGAGGCATGTACCACAGACCATCTTTGATAAACACTTTACCCCCGCAAGAACATGCATCTTGCTGATAAAAAGAAGAGAATTTTATGGATGGATCATAAGGCATTAGCTTAGTTAGAATACCTTCCAATACGACAACATCTTGCTTGTTATACAATTCCATTTCCTCAAAAGCCTCTAATCGAAGCTTCTTGTCTTTGCCCATACAAGCATTCCAAAGATCCATACCGGAGAATTTTTTATGCTCAGACTTCTGCTCTTTTAATCCCAAATATTTTGCAATGTAGCTAAGAGTGTTGAAAGTTAGTTTGAAGTATTTCCTGGCTATCTTAAGAGTATCTATAGAACGGTAGGGGGATAAGGGAGGCATACCATGCTTAAGGAATCTTGCGTTTAGTTTCTTGATGTCAAACTTATCACTATTGTGCCCCACCACAAAATCCGCTTCACAGATTAATTTATGTATTCCTGGGAGTATTTTATGATCTTCTCCATTTTTATATTTTCTTATGTCCTGGTAGAATATCTCATCTTCTCCCATCCACTTTGCTGCCCACGATAGCACATACCAATCTTGTATTACTTGGTTTGCTCCTATGTTTTGCTCATATCCTCCCCATACATGGGCAACACAAGCTGAAGTCTCAATATCAAATAGAAGCACTTTGGGGGGTCTAACGTCTATTGTATGTTCTATATTTGGTGTGAAGTTTAGGTCTAACCCTGCCATCTTAAGCAAGTTGTTCCATCCATGCTTATCTATTTGCCGTCTCGAAACTACTTCCATAAATTCACGAAGGGTAGGTGTCTTCCCTAGCTCTTTTGCCATTGCCTTAATCTTTGCGACTATTTCATGAACATCCGAGGCTTTTTTACCCATGATTAAGTCTACTTGCCTTTATCTCTTTTCTCCAGAAATAGAAGCATATCAGTCCAAAATCTTATTTGTTTAGTATTTCCGTCAATTTTAGCTTGATTTAGGTTTTGTAGTATAGCTTCATATTTTTCAGCTTTAGATTTTGGCTTAGGCTGTTTTTTCTTCAAGGTGATTTTCTCTTAATAAATCCGAAGTCATTAGCTTTGAAGAACTTCATGGCTTCTGGATCGTTGAACTTAAAAGATATTTTTTTCTGTTCCCACTTGACACACAATATAAATCTCTTGGCGCATTCTCTCCACGAATAATATACGCCGGATAGATCTGGCTCAATTGGGAAGAACGCCTTATCCACAGGGAAAGGAATATCAGGAGCAAAATGAACCAATGAAACTCCGTCATTGCTTTTTATTAGCAAATTTGATGAAATTTGAGGCGATTGTTTCAAGTTCGAGCAGCCGCTCATCAAGATACAACTGAGAACGATCAGCTTCAGACTTAGATAATTCTTCATAATAACTTTTTTCAATTTTAACCACCTGATCTAAATATTTTGTAGCCTCTTTAGAATTTGCTAGTTTTAATCCTTCTTTTAATATACCTAAAATAAGCTCTAATCCCATGGGAGGTTCCTTGATAACTATTATTATATTAGACAAAAAAGGAAATATGCTAGTGTTTTGTCCTGAAAGCTACGACCTATATCTTTCTTTTAAATGGCATGTTCCAAATATACGTAATAGCAATAAGCCATATCTTAGAAGATCCTATAAAGGACGCACCATATTATTTCATAGAGAGATTTTGTCTTCTATATCAGAGTCTGTAGATCATATAAATGGTGACAGCCTAGACAATAGAAAAATAAATTTGCGGAATTGTTCTTCTAAAGAAAACCATTTAAGCAGAAAAGCTAAAAAGAACAGTTCCTCTAGGTTTGTTGGGGTCAGTAGACACAGTGATGGTAGAGGCTGGAATGCGTATGTGACAAGATATGGAATAAGACACTATGTAGGTTATTTTTCATCAGAGGAAGAAGCAGCAAAATCCCGAGATATTGCTGCCTCTAAAATTTTAGGAAGTTTTTATATCCCTAATTTTTCTTAAGCCTTTTCGATTTCTTGAATTTTAGCGTGAATCGCCTGGATCAATTGAATTGCTTCAGCAACGTCAATATCCTTAGCTTCAGACCAAGCTTCGCCAAGATCTTTAAAAGCTTCAACGATAGAAGAAGCATCAGAAACAAGAGCTACTAAAACTCCCAAATCATCCATTCCAATTTTCTTGTCAGCAGAAATTTTCTTTCCAGCGATAACAAGTTTCTTAAGGGCTTCAGCAGCACTTTCAATTTTTTCAACACCTAACGACATATGTCCTCCATGGTATATTATAGATTATGCATAATTGCATAATTATGCATTTTGTAAATTTGCACCGTTAATAAAAATATCGTCAATTTGAGATTCTGTTAACCCTAAAGCTGTTCCAACTTGATTAACCATAACGTCATCACGCATGAATATTAAAGTATACTCAAATGCATCCCTAGCGTTCTCATAACCGTCCTGGGAGAGTATTGAGTTAATAGTGTTAAGTATCCCAGCTTGTCTTAATGCCCTTCGCATATGGGCTGGCTTTACTGGCTCAAAAACTTTTACTGGCTCTGGCTTGATGAAAACACCGTTCTCGTAGGTGTCCCCAATATCCCCTTCTGTGTCGCTCTGAATTGCTACTAAGTTACCGCCATCAATAAACTCTTGAGTGGCGTTTATAGCATTTACAACAATGTTATTTTCTAAGATCAAGTATCTCATGTTAGTACTCCGTTATAACGACGATCACACCGTTTGAACCGATTCCACCAGCACCAGAGTTAAACCCGTTCGTGCTCGCTCCACCACCGCCTCCTGCTCCACCGAGGTGAACACCTCCGCTCGTAAATCCGTTGCCACCATTACTACCGGCACCGCTTCCGTTACCGTTACTTCCTCCACCACCAGCACCAGTGCCGATAGGCATCCCCATAAATTTAGTTCCCGTATCGACAGAACCAGCTCCAGGAGTTGAACCACCTGCCGCTCCACCTGCTCCACCATTCTTGGTTCCTAAGAAAGAGTTAGCCGTAAATTGTCCACCAGCACCACCGGCACTACTTCCGTTTGCACCTGCTGAACCTGCTCCACCACCACTAGAGGTAGAAGCTACTATGTCTGTTCTTGATCCTCCGCCACTTCCTATTGCTGAGGTGCCTGTACTGCCTGCTACTTGAACGGTTGAGAAGGGACTGATTGTAACAGCCTGTGCTACCCCTGCTGCTCCTGCGGCTCCTGTACCGCCACTTCCACCAGCAGAAGCCGGGACTCTTATTCTAACTACGGTACCGAAATTACTCTCTCCACCTGCACCGCCATTCCCGCCGTTTGTATCGTTGACCGTTGCTGCTGCTCCTGCGGTTCCACCAGCTCCTACGACATAGTTTTCTGTTGCTCCCAAGTCACTTGGGTTAAATGACATCCAAGCAATAGAGCTTACTACACCAGAACCACCGCCAAAACGGTTTGTCGCACTTGCACCACGTCTACCACCACCACCACCACCAGAACCACCCCTGAGAACCACTGTAACCCTCTTAGCTCTAGGATCTTTAGTCCATGTTCCACTAGTAGTGAATGTTTCAATTTTAGTTTTTGGCTGGGTGTCTACGTAAGCAGTCGTTGCTACAAACGTGGAGTTGTCATCAATGGGCTGAGTTATAGTGATGAGTCCATCAGCACTGGACCAGTCTAGCGTTACGGTTGAACCATCATTAGACCATAATCTTCTATCAATCCAATCTAAAGCTTGAATCTCTGAATCATCGGCAAGATACCGAGACTCCCAGTTTACAGACTCAACGCCAGCACTATCGAGTAGTGCTCTGTTTCCGTATTGAACAGAAGCATTAGATACGGTATCAAGCAATTGTCTATTTTGATAATCAACGGAGCTTATATTGGATGAGTCACTAAGAATTCTCCCTTCAAAGTTCATCGATTCTTTTTCATTAGTATCGAACATTTTCCTAGAGTCTAAATCTATAGCTGTTGCACCGTCATACCCAATCTTTGCTGCAGCTATTGAATTCCAGTTCTGACCACTCTGACCTATGTTGTAGTTACTGTCAGTGTCTGGTAGTAAATCTGCATTAATTGCTACACCGTCTAAGTTCGAAAGACTCTCACTAGCAGGGTTAAATCCTAGGATAGGCTGATAACTCGCAAGGTATCCTACAAGTGCATCGTAGATAGCTTTTACCGTTGGAAATAAGGTATTGCTTCCAGTGTTTCCTGTGAAGTTTGTCGTTTTATTTGCTGAGTTTTCTGGTGTAAAGCCTAATGCGTTTTGTTTTCCGTTGAACGTGTTCCAATCCGTAGAGGTTAAATAACCGTCTGCTGAGGTTGTAGCCGCAGGAATAGATAGTGTTCTGTTTGCAGATAAATCGCCACCACCCGCAAGGGGGGCAGTCGTCGATATTGTTGTAGCTTTTAATGCCAGAGCAGATAAATCTTGGTCCCCAGTATTTGTGCCTGAAGTATTCCCGATAACAACCAAATTAGCATCGGTAACGTATCTCTTATCTGTACTGTCTGTAATATCCGCTGTAGTAGCGTCTGCCCCTGAAGTTACTAATCCCTTGGAATCGTAAGTTATTTTAGTTTTTGTCGCACCTGTAATGGCTGTGTTACCTGTTACTTTGGCATTCAATGCTGTCTGAGTAGCTGTTGATATGGGAAGAGTACCTATAGTTATTTTTTTATTTGTTGTATCTACAGAATCTACAATAGGGACTATATCTGCAGCTATTGGGGTAGCTTTTGTAGGTAATTGACTTATCTTAAGGTCGCTCATTTATTAATCCTCTAATTCTATCTTAGACCCATCTTCTAATAAAAGGAAGCTTCCGTCCTCTAGTAGCATATAGAAAACAGGACATACTTCCAATACTATCTTAGATCCATTTTCAAGCAATAAAAGACTTCCATCCTCTAAAGCTAAGAAACAATCGTTTACTACTGTTTCCTCATATCCTATTAAATAAGTAGCGTTAAAAAAGGATTTTTTTACATCCCAAATTATTGCGCCACTAAGTATCAATTGCTCTATGAACGCACATACCGTTTCAGGCGATCCTAATACGGTTATGAAGTTCATTTAAACCCCGTAAATAACTAGAAAATCTGCATTTGCTTTTGTTTTAATTAAAACGTAAATAGTATTTCCAAGATCTATAATGTCCTGCAATGCAGCCGCTAATGTCTCAGGATCTCCCTGTATATATGTTGATGTCATACATATCCTATAACGTAGTGAGAAGCTGAAAAGGTAGGACATACGATATTGACCGTAGCTCCACCAGTAATGATAGTCTGTAGGCTATCAGCTAGCTTGGCTGGATCCCCCATAATTACTTCAAAAGTCTGTGAAGTGGATGGGGATTGGTGAATTACCAAGAATTTACCTGCTGAAGAAGTCTTCTCGATTATAAGGACTTCAGAATTTAAAGCAGTTAGAGCATCCGCTAAACTCTGAGGATCTGCTTGTATTACTGTACATACTTGTGCCATTACGCTAGCTCCTGAGGAAGTTTACCGTATTTATTAATCCCATCAATTGCCTTAGCTCTTGCAATGGAATCCATATCAGCTCTTTTTGATATAGCATCTGCTGCTTTAGCTCTATCTGGACCAGCTATAACACCATCAAAAACTTGATATTTTGATCTTTCAAATATAGTAGGAAATTGCTGGATAATCAATGGAGCTATATTAGAAACTGCTTCAAGGTCATCATTAAGAGCTTGGGCTATGGTATCTATCATTTCTCCGTCTACTCCATTCTGAACTAACTTAGCTATTACTCTTTCTTTGTTAGCTAAAATACCGTCTGTAGTTCTAGGAATACGGAAGTTAATTATTTCTCTTGGAGTAATCATAGAAGATCCTGGTAGTTTTTTAATTTGCTCTTGAGGAGGTACCCCAAAAGGAAATGCTGGTTTTACTCCATTAAATCCGTTAGCTGGCTCTTGAGTAGGGTACCCACCTTTATCTTCTGTTAGAGCTTCTACCGGGGTTCTCTTAAGTAGCTTTCCAGCACCTTGCATTAAAGGATTTTCTGCTGCTGTTGCCAGGTCAGATCTAGCAATGTCTACTGGAGTAGGACTAATCCCTTCCAATAACTTAGTCATCCAACTTCTTTGATCTATAAGACCTGAACCAGTGTCTACGTAAGAACGGTTTAATTTATTTTCTATGGTTTGTTTTACATTTATTAAATCCGACATCATATCGTTATTTAATTTGTAAGCTTTCCCTCCCACCTGATCTACAAGAGAATCTAATTTTTTTCTGAACAACATCATAGCTTCTGGATTTATTCCTAAGTCCTCAGCTCTTTTCTTAAATGCTGGAGTTCCTATGTGCGCATCTAGTGATTTCTTAGCTTCTTCAATAGCTTTTGCTTTAAAATTCTGTTGAGGCAGCCAATTACCTTTGGCTACTAAATCTTCCAAAATAATATTTTTAACTTCTTCCGCAAGATTTTCTCTAGCGGATACGTTAAATCCTGTTGGATCGTAAGTCATATCAGCTACGGCTTGGTTCAAATCCTCTATTAAATGAGATCTTTTAATGTACTTATTTTCTAATAAAGCATTATTTGCTTCTTTCAAAGTAGACAAGGATTTTATGGATCTTTCATACAGGCTGTCTAAACTCTGTGGTTTAAAAAAGTCACCTAATGTTTTCCCTGCTCTTTTATAGGCTTGGTTTGTTGTATCAACTACAACTTCACCTTGTTTAAAGAATCCACGGTCATTTAATCTCTTGATAGATTCTTTAATTGATTTACCTTCAGGTAAATTCACCTGAGAAGCTTTTGCTCCCATTGACTTAGATAGTATTTTTGTAGAATCCTCTGAAATTAATTTTTTAAGTCCTTTGCCAGCAACTTCAGCAGCTCCTTGAAGCGCCATAGAAGTTCCCATTTCTCCAGGAATTCCTGTTATGTCTTCCGATTCTCCCGCTCCTTGAATTCCCGCAGACACCATTTCTGCTAGAACTGGAGCTGCCTTAACACTAGAAGAAATAGCTCCTGCTCCTGCTGTAGGAATCATAGATCCTGCAGCTTCTAGAACGGGGGAAATAGTTCCAACATTTTCTCTGGATTTCTGCATTTCATTTCTAATAATATTTCTTTCATTGATGTATTCTGGAGAACTGATAGAGCCTGTTTTTGCTGCAGCTATCCCCTCATCAGCAAATCCCAAGGAAGCTCCTTGACCAACTACTTTGAGCATATCCTTAACAAACTCAGCAGCTTTCTTTTGATTATCGAATTCCGCAACTACTTTAGGTTTATCCCTAGGTTCTGGAGCTTCATACGAATCAAATCCTGCCATCTTATCTAGGTCTGCTGCAGTTAATTTAGCCATTATTTTACCCTCTGTGCGCCAGCAGCTTCAGCTTCAGCTTCTTGCCCTTTTGGTATTGAAAGTATTTTTGTTCTTCCTGTTTTCTTATCTGTCCATAACATTGGGGTGCCCATAGACAAATCTTCCAAAACTACTTGAGGATCTAAGCCATATTTTTCAGCTATTTTCTTGTATCTTGCATCTACCTGCGTTTCTTGAGATTGAAGCCTTCTCTGGTAGTTTAGAGCAGAGAATCTTTGAATTCCTCTAACTTGATCGGGAGTTAACTTTCTATTTTTCTTAAGCATATCGGAAAGATTTTCTACAAAATCCCCCACAGACTTGGCTCCCATAACTAATGATTGCTCTGATTCTCTTACTACGGAACCTGGATCTAGGGACTTCATAAAGTCAAATATAACAGCAATGTCTTGAATAGGGTCTTTAGACTCTGGGTCTAATTGAGACAATTTGTTATAGGCATCGGCTACTTTTTTAGTGTCTCGAGTAAACGGATCTTTAGATCTTTCTGAGCCATAGTATTTCTCAAGATCTATTTTCTTTTCGCTGTCTTTAGCTTTTTGCTTAAACCCATCCATTTCTTTTTTGAGTTTAGCTTTTTGTTTTTCTAGTTCTAATCTTTGGTCAAAGGTTAAGGCGGTGGATTCCCTAGTTGGAGCTTTCCATGCTTGCTTTCCTACTGCGTCTGGAACTGCAGTAATGATAGGTTTTCCGTTAACATCTACTTCAAGTGTTTTAAGGGAGTTTTTGCCTTGAGCTTTGGCAGATGCAATAGCCCTGGCTTTTTGAATTTCCATTAATTTATCTTCAAGAGATTGTGATCGTTTAATTTTATCTTTTTCCTGGTCTACTAAATAGTTTCCAGAAATACCTAGAGATTCTCCAGCACTTTTACCATTTCCTCCCATGAAGGCTTCAGCTAATAATGGAGCTAAAGCAGGAAGCCAATTCGCTGGGCCTGACTGAGGCATCATAGCCTGTGCTTTCAGTTTAACTTCCTCCGGGTCTACTAACTCAGAAGTAGGTTGAAACTGCGGCTGCTCTACTGGGACCTCAGGTTGAGGAGAGAATATTTGTTTCATCTCTTCAATTCTTGGCTTTTCTACTGGAGTAGCAATGGCTACTTGCTTTTGTGCCACAGGGGCTTCAATAACCATTTCATTGCTGACTTGGTTCTTGGCGGGAATAGAAGTTGTCTTAACATAATCATTACGAAGCTCTGGAGGAATAGCTTCATAGTCAGTCATGCTGAATGGCTTCCTAGTGTCTTTATTAGGATCAAATTTTAAAAAATCTAAATTAGCCATTTATTACATCCCTTTACGAGATTTTAATTTTTCTAAATATTTCTTTTTAGCGGATTCACCTGATTCTTTGAATATGCCTTCTTCATCTTTCTCTACTTTGAATTCTCCAGCTTCTTTGTCATAAGCATTAGATTCTTGACTTGGTTTTTTTGATCCAGAGAGCATCAAATCAATGCTCACCATATCTTCAGATTTTGGGGAGTAAGAACCTTCAAATTTTGAAGGTTTGATAGGATTAATAGAATTCAAGGCAGTTTCTTTTACTTTTTCTGAAGTTTCGAACTTCTTCCCTTTAGAATATGATTCCGCTTTTTCACTTGTTTCTACTTCTTCTTTCGGCATAAATTCTTCCACTCCATGCAGACTACTATGTTTTACCTTGTCAGCACCTTTGATTTTCTTTGGTTTTATAATAATTGCAGAATTAAAAGCCATATACTACCCCTCTAACTGTTTTAAATAATACCCCTAAGATGTAACAAGTTGGTTCTCCGATATATTGACAAGCATATCCAAAGAGAGATGATTCCACCCCACCGATATGTTTAGCCCACTTCATTGCAGGATATTTTATTATCGAAGTGACCAGAGGACTTCTTTGCATTAATTTAACTACGGGTACTGCAAGTAATTTATATCCTGCAATCACGTTGTAGTTTAGCTTTCTTCCGTACTCTGAATCTTTAAGGTACAAAGGAAGTGGCATAATTTCTTGTCTGAATAGTTCAGTACATATAACTGAATCCGTAAGACCTTTAGTATTTGGTAAATCTGGTTTTGCTCCTTCTAGACCAAGACCAGCATTTCCGAACATAAGAGAAGTAGTGCCTGAGAGAGTATTTCCTGCTAGGCTTCTTTCATCTTGAACTGCTTGGCGTTGTTGACCATATAATGAAGCGTCGATATCTGATTGCCTTTGGCGAGAAACTGCTTCCGTGGCTTGAGCCGCTACTCCTCCCTTAACTCCAGAAGAAGCTAGTTGTCTTGAGGAATTAGCTACTGCTCCGGCTTTTTGCGCCATAATTGCAGCGGTAACAGGGTCCGAAGCAGATTGGTTTGTTCTTGCTTTTTGTAGTTCTCTAACTCTTTGGATGTCTGAACCAGTATCAGCTAGTCCTTGACCGTAGCCAATATTAGCCAAATCTAGTCCTTCTTTTTTACCTGAAGAGATAGAAGAAGCTATTCGAGATTCTCTAGACATAGCGTCTTTTTTTTGTTGCTCCCTGGCTTCTGCTGAAGTTTGACCTCCTGCTATGGACTTAACTGTGTCGATAGGGTTACTACCTTGTAGTAGTCCGTTTCCTTCAGAAGTATAAAGTCCTCCTGTAGCTATTCCTGTTGCCGCATTCCCTAGTTTTTTAATGAAACTCATTACTCTCTCCCTATCCAAACAGATAATACAACTTCTACCGCACCGTTGTTTTTCAAAGATATAATCTTATCATTCCAATCAGAGGGAGAGTCGTTTACGTCTGTAATTACTCCGTTACCTGTCTGTCTTAATATTATACGCCATTTAGGTACTACGCCAAGAAAATGTTGTATCTTTACGGTAGTCCCTGCTGCCAAAACTACATTTTCTGCCACGTAGCAGTTAAAATTAGATCTAAGCGATATATTCTTATTTAAAAACTCTACGTAACCCAATGCCTTATTAGTGATATTTATAATATCTTCCGTACCAGCATCCTTAGGAATCTTGTCCAAATCCCTATCAGACCTAATTAAGAAACGACTTCTAGGGTCCATTATTTCTTCATCCCTTCTTGAATTGCATTAAACTCTATTTCCATGGACTCTATTTCAAAAGTCACCCCTGTGGTATTGACTGAGAATCCTACAGAAGCAGCTAACACTTTATCTGAGTTAAGTCTCTTCTTGTGAGAATATTGAGTTTGGCTATCTAAACTCAATGAAGGACTATTAGGGTAGTAGGTCGAGTCGGTTGTGGCTGTATTGAAATCCCAATCCTTAAAACTCTTAACCTTAAGTCCGCTTGTAATTCCGTTGGACTGTACTCTTCCGAACATCTTAAGCTGAAGTAATGATTTCTCTAGAGAAGGCTCCCCGGCTGTCATCCAAGAAGAGTACAGTATAATTGGGTTTGAAGTGCAGTAGCTTAAGGTAGCTGCTGCATCTTCTTTGTATATTACTGCGTTATTTGGGGCTGTTAGGTCGGTAGTTCCTATGTACATTTTGGCTTTTACAAACCCTATAGATTCTATGAATTGACCTGATTTTATGCCATCCCACTCATAAAATTCCCCGGTAGCTGTATGCAGTACTATAGCCACGTTGCTTTGGTTTACGCCTTTCTTTAGAATTACAAGAAGTTCTCTATATTCGTCATAAGCAACAGATAGCCCGTCATCCAGGTAGCTTTCAGGATCTTGCTCGGGGAGTAATTCGGAATTGAATCCTAGGAGTCTAAAAACCACATCTTCATTTACTGAATTTGCATCATATGTTGAGAAGTTCTTAGGACATGTTTTAGATATAAGTTCTGCCCTACCTCCACCTACGATTTGGAACACACCAAGAGCTGTGATAAGAACAACTGAGTCTTTGATTAGGATAGAAGAATTATTTGACCATGCTCCTATCTCCGCTTCAACAATGTCCTGTACTCGGTAGTTTCCGGTAGCTATGTTTCCATTAACGTAATAGTTTTTGCGTTCCCTTGAAACAACAAAGAAATCCTGAGTAGCGCAAATAGAGGTAACTCTGCCAAAATCAAGATCCCCTACTTTAATGAAATTAGAAGAGTTTAACTGCTCAAACTCACCACCTAGTGTAAAGTCTGAGAAGAAGATAAGGTCATCGTTAGCAAGTAGCATTTGGTCTTGGTAGACAGTGAGGCAGTAGAAATCTGATTGAGTGCTGGATCCAAAGTTTGCCCTAGAATTAGGACTTAATTTTTTAGTATTTACATCATAGATATCGTTCAAAATAGGGGCTAAAGTTATGATTTTAGTGTCTGACCCTGCGGTGGCTGTAGCCGCTGCGGTCAAGGTAACCGTTGTTGCAAAAGTAACTGCTAGGGCGTCTGGGAAAGAAGGAGATAGTTTTCTGAAGTAGTAAATGCCGCTGGCTGAAAGAGACTCCCAAAAAGACATAAATGTTTTAGTTCCCCAGGAAATAGAAGAAGCTAGATTTGATGCATCTAGCCCAGAAATATTTATTTTTTGCCATTCTCGATTAAAGTCCAAAACATATACGTCATTGGCATCAAGCTTGATAGAAGGGGTAACTTGTTTTATTTTTAGAGCTACGCCTAGGTAGTAGATTCCCCCTATTACGTATTGGCTCTCTTTAACTATTACATAACTTCCTATCTTATTTGCAGTAGTTATGTTTGTTTTTGTAGTCGTTATTGGAAAGTCTAAATTACCTGCATCGTAAGTTGCAGTACCCACAAAATAGCTCTCAGGGATAGAGTCATTTGAGATAACTGAAGTAGGAGAAAATCCTGTTTGTCCTGCATTGTTTGAAATCAAATTTCCTGAGCTTCTGTCTAGAGTAACACTTAAATTAGTGTCATTTGTCCTAAACTGAACATACTCGCTGGCTGGTTGATTGTTGTCAAAGTCAATTGAATGTTGAATAGCTCTGACGTACCTTGTTCCGGTGGCATTAAACCCAGCAGTAGATATGATAGGCTGGTCACATCCTGCTTTACGAAGCTCCACCCCATCATATTTAAGTAAGTCCAAAGAAGTTTCAACTTGCTCTTGTACTTTATAGAATACGGTATTGTTTCTACGATAAGCCATTACTGCTTGACCATAAACTACATCATTGTTCTGTATTGTACTGCAAATAGCCTCTACAGCAGAGGGTATGGAATCCACACCATTTAGAACGGGGGTGTATTGTATCCCTGAATCTGCTGAATATTTAGCACACAAGCTTAAAACATCATTATTATAAGGAATGGTGTTAAATGTTGTTACCGTAGAATCTGCTGCAAAAGAACTATATATAGAATTGTCATATCTAGGGATAAGTCTATTGTCTGGGGTAGGCATTACGTTTCTAGCTACTCTAAAGCGACCTACACTTTGATCTGCCTTAGGCGGGCGGTTGTCTATACCGCCAAGATTTAACATTTTCCCTAATGCCACAATAACCTCTTAGAAAAGTAAAAATCCAATATCTGTAATAGGAATTGTATCGTCGTCTTTCTTATTTTTCGAGAAAATAGATATTACTTCTGATTTTTGTTGCTCAGTAAAATACAATTGCTTGTCTGCGTCAGAATAGTTGTTCCTAGTATAGATTCTCTGTTTTACATAATCAAATAAGTAGGGCTCACAAACGTCTGGAAGTTGGCTTCTATTGCAAGCATTAGCTCCAGATACGATATAATTTCCAGTCACTACTCCAGATGTATCAGTAGTAACAAGAGTATTGCCAGTAACATTACTAAAATAAATATTTGGTACAAGCTGATCCCCTTGATTATCTACTACAGAGCAGTGGTCATCCATGGTGTATAAAGAAATTGGAGCCGCCGACAATCCAATAGATACTCCAGGAGTCACGGCATTAATTGTAGCTTGTCGAATATCTAAAGTAGGTAACTGCTTGAAGTACGTAATGCGTACTGAGGTTAACTGAGATATGTTGTTTTGACCTGAAATAAGTACTTGGTTATTCCTAACAATGTACCCAAACATATACGAAAATTCCGACTCAGAAATAGGCTTTATTCTAGAATACCCGTTATTGTTTTCAGTAACAGCGTATCTCCCTTCAACCATTGAAATGGCGTTAGAAGAATAGCAATCTTCTGGAAGATCATATATTCCTGTAGTTCCTGCAGGATACTCTTTCTGAACCTTGAATAAATCCGCATAGGGATTATTTTTAAAAACAAGAGTTGTGATGTATTTCTGGGCATCGTTAAAATAGCCCACTATCTCAGCATCAGAGATTCCGTTAGTATCCTTGTTATCGGTAGAATTACGAACTTGTGTGATCTGAAATTCTAATCGTTTCATTTTATGCCTTTAATCCTTGTCCAATCTGAGCAAGTTTATTTATGGCGCTCTGACGAGCATTTATCTTCTTTATTTCATCCGCATATCTGTTTTGAATTCTTTCATTTTCACCTTTCTTCATGGCCCCTAGCGTCTGAAGACCAAGACCTGCTCCCATAGCGTAAGGATTTCCTGAAGCCATTAGAGCTGTAGATATTCCACTTTCTACCCCGCCTTGCTGAGTAGCTTTTGCAATATCTCCAGCAGAACTTGGAGAGATAGAAGCAGCAGAAGGGGCTTCTATTTCCTCATTTTGAGTTAAATTAGAATTTCCTAACCAATCTCTTTGAGCTGCTCCGGGACCGACTTCTGAACCAGGAAGCATTTCTACTCCGCTTTTATCGGCGGCTTTTTTTGCAAAGTATGCATCATATCTAGAGTTAGAATTCATTTTAAATTCCTTATGTCTTGTTTTATTTCTTTTAGAATTGCGTGGGTGTCATCGAATCTCTTATCAATATGCTTAATATCTATTGCTCTTTTAGAGTCGAATTCTGTTCTAATTGAAGCTGATTCTGCCTTAACGATTAATTGGATAGAGGCAAACGCTCCCCACCCAATGCCGATTAATACCGCAATTACGCTTGCAATTGCTTTAGCTGTTGGTGCAATAAATTGCCAAAGTATTTTCATGGGACTTGTCCTTTACACTCAACCATAAAGTAAGCGTTTGCTAATGTTCCGCCGTTGTATGATAGGACGTTTGATACGTATCCTCCGGAAGCGTTTGCTGCCCATGTTTGCTGACCAGTAGCGAAGTACAAGCTTCCCTGTCTCCCGGATCCGTTAGATGTAGAAGCTGCATAGGTGTCACACTTAACAAATGACGAATTAGCAAAAGTCCCAGAAGCAAAAGTTAAACCAGTATAAATACCTGTAGATGAAAACGATGGCGGTGTCCCTGTTCCACAAGTATCAAGAGTTTCTACACACGTCCCTGTAGAACATTCAGTAGGTGCGGATAATGTCGCTGAAGCTCCTCCAAATCCGTAGAAGCAAGTTTTAGGCTTAGTAATTCCTGGTACCGTCATTACCTCTTTAAAGCTTCCGGTTATTGCTCTGGTGTTGGTAAAATCTGCGCCTTGTTTTTGGCAAATAATGTTAATAGATGCGTTAGTTAAAGAAGCCGCTTCTGTTAGGTATTCAATAGACGATGCACTTTGAGTTCTAATATTTGCTACTCGAGCATTGGCTCCTGTACCTGCTCCCGAATATGTTACGGCACAGTTTGGAGCTACGGTGAAAATTCCTGACGTAAAGGTACATGACCCTAGTCCAGTACTTCCAAAGCTACAAGAAGATAAGAAGTCTATGTTTTCATCGCTGATTACTCCCGAGCTTGAAACTTTCGCACTAAATGTATCAACACAATTAGCTCCACATTGAGAAGAGTAAATTGAAGCATTTGCAAGAGATACTGCGCTGACAGATGAGTAAGCGTTATCCGATGCTCCGGTTCCTTGGTTGATTATATAAAACACCTGGCCCGCTGTTATTATTCCTGAAAAACTAGCTCCTGCCCATGCTGTAGCCACGGCTGTGTCTGTAGTATCCCTTCCTACCTGATTTCCGTTTACTACAATTGTAGGATCTGCTCTTGTGGTAGTAGTGGCTCTCATTGAACCAGCTATTGTAAAATTGGCAGTTACTAGGGCCGTGTAATCCCCAGTTGCGGAGTTGTACGAAAATAAACCGCTACCTGAAGACTCTGTTAACGCTCCAAGTAGTTTAGCTCCAGATGCCGTAGTTCCAGAAAGCGACAATCTACCATATTGGGTACTTATAGACTGAGCGTTCTGAGTTATATCTTGAGCGCCTACAAAAGCATCGTCAAAATAAGTTGTACCTGTTCCGCTTGCTCCGACGATAGAGATACCGTTAGATGTTGCACCTAAAACAAATGGAACTTTATACAATCCCCACTTATTGTCGGCAATCACTGTTACGCAGTTTGTAGTTGAAACTACTCCTGCATTAATCGAGCAAACAGACATAGCCCCAGTATGATTGGTTTTGATTCTAATTGAAGCCAAACCCTGGATACCGTCAGCAAACTGAGCAGCATAAAGGGTAGATGATTGAGAAATGTTAATAGTCTGAGCAGAGGTAACCGTCTTGAATGATTTTTTACCGTCGATTACTACGCTTAGTTCAGCAGTATCCGTTCCTGTTCCTGATTCTATCCACCCCGTCGAGAATAAAGAGTGCTCAAAGCCTGGATTTTCTAGAATGTTCTTGTTGCCAGTTTCAATCAAGGCGTTAATTCCGCCAAGATTTGTCACTTGGTTGTTCGGTGTTTGATGTACGTTAGAATAAAGTGTTTGCGATTGATTTTGTCCCTTGATCCCATAAGGAGCAACGGCAACACAATTAAAGCTAAGAATTAATGTCAATAATAGACTTAAAGTTTTCATTAAATAACCTCTACAATCTCAACAACCTGTGCGGCTGTGTCCGATATTAAATAGTAATCTGAAGCATCGAAAGTAAAGTCTAATCTGTCTGGGCCGATGATTTCTAATCCGTTAGCAGTAGTCACAGATGAAGATCCGTAATAGATTGATCCTGTATTATTCTTAGATGGTTTAATGCTAAGACGTTTTCTTGCTGCGTTTGGCGCTGAACCGGAAACGGTAGCTCTTACAGCAGAGGTTCCAACGGTAGCCTGAGCATTAGTGACTGTTCCTGCGATGACCGCATTAGGGATAGCTACTTGATCTGAGGCTAAAGTTACCGCCAAAGAGTTGGCTGCTGTTTTTGTGCCAAGAGTAGCAGGTAGTTTTACATCTATAGAGTCAACCGATGCTTGAATAGCATCTAACTCATTAATAATATCGTCTTGTTTTGCTGCGGTAGCTTGAGAAGAAAGCTTTGTATCAATTGACCCTAGAGACGTGTTACCAGTATCTTGTTTAGCCTCTGTTGCCGCTCCTGTTGCGAGTGGAATAGAAGCCAAAGAAACGGGCTGAGTTTCTGTCAAATCCGCTTTTAATTGGAGCTCAGTCAAAAGAGCCGCCAGGGTTGTTTGTGTGGCGAAATCTACAGACGACAATGCCTGAAGCTCTGCTAAAGCATCTGCATCGCTAACTTTCGCCTCATCATTTACTGTTACGCCGATGTAGTTACCTGAACCATCTCCGATTCTCATAGAATCGAAAGTAGCTCCCATGTCTGTTGTCTGTATATTGATGTCGCCAGCAGTTATGTTGATGTTGGTTCCATCAACTGCCATGATTTTAACTGGCATTGCCTGTACGTTAGAGGGAGTTGCACTATCTTGAATTTCTGTTGCCACACCTTCAACCAGGATAGCTATTGGAGCAGGATCTACCACTACAATAGCACTTCCGTCTTCATTAGAACGGGTAGTAATCCATGCCATAACTTTAGCTGTTTCTGCAGCAATTGGCTTAGTATCTGAAATTGGAAGGATTAAAAAGTTGTCGGCATCTACAATAGATACGATTTCATATTCCCATGACTTCAATGTGCCAGTAGACATTTGAAGTACGTTGCCTTTAATTGCACCGTGAGCAGTAATTTCTATTTGCCATGCTGAAATTTGACCATTTTCTCCGATTATATCCGTTACGGATATAATAGTTTGGGGGGTTGGAGTAATGTCAAATAGTGTTTTTTGTACAACTGGAGCAGCGAACTGGTCACTTCCTACGTTATGAATAGTCTTAAACTGGGATTGACCTAGTTTCTTTTGGTTTGAGTAGCCTGATTCCGTAGCCATGATCTCTCCTCCTTAAGGGGATTCTTAGTATCAAAAGGGAGTCCGAAGACTCCCTGTTTAAAAATTAGAAGTAGTAGCTTAATTGATCCATAAATTTGATCTGGATGCTGAAATCGACATCTTTAGCTGCTGGAGATCCGGCTACAGACTTAGCTCTAACTTGAACTGTGCTTGTAGATACAGCGTGAACAATAATAGAAGAATCCGCTGTTGCTAATACAAGAGAAGACACATGAAGGGCAATTTTTGCCGATTCTTTTAGAGTGATTGTATAGTCACCTGTTCCGTTGTCTGTAATAGACTGAACAAAAGCAGCGTCTGGACCAGAAGCTACCGGAGTAGTTGCAGTACCATTAACTGAAATGTTAATTTCTACTTGACCTACTTGACGACATTGTTGAGCACGTTTTAATGAGTTAATCATAAAATTCCTTCTGTCACCCTTTAGAGGGAGGCGATATTGCCTATAGTAGTATTGTAGATCTAGTTAATATATTGGCAAGAGAAAAGTGACAACTATAGCCCATCCGTGGTCTATAGAAGCAAGTGTGCTTTTTGGGGAATTCCCTGAGCAGGGATATATATAGTATTTAAGGTAACTATGTCTATGTCAAATAAAAAGGGCACCCACCGAAGGATGCCCCCAAACCCACATGTCGTGATTAAGGTTTATTACTTAGCAAGGTTGAATAGAACACCATGTGCTGTTGGAGTGATGAAGTTCTCCATGTAAGAACCGTACCGAGCTTCAAGAACATCTTCATCAAGAGTTCTTAAGAATACAGTCTTATCATCTTGGAACCACTCAGCCCCACCTGGACGGTGATATCTGTGGATATACTTGTCATTCAAGAAGAAGATTTTATCTTCTGGACAGAATCTGTCTACGAAGATACCAACTGCGCCTGAAGTACCCATATATTCGATACCAGAGAAGCCCATGTGACCTTTAACGTTCTTGTTCGGAAGGTTATAACGCTTTTGGTCTTCCATTTGAGCAAGAAGTTTACGGTATTGGTTGTAGTTACAGATAATCATGTTAGGAGCTTCACCGAAAGATTGCTCAACTTTGAGCATAACATCGTTAAGCATATCTACTACGACACCTGAAGCACCAGCATCTACTTGAGTAGCTTGCCATCTGCGTTGAACAGTAAGACCGTAAAGAGTACCAGAAGTAGCCATCAAAGCACCGCCAAGACCTTGAGCTTCAGCAAGGTAAGAACGCTGAGGAACTAGACCTGCAGTAGTAGCAAAAGGAGATGGGCCGGCAACAAGTGCTGCAAGAACTGTAGATGTACCAACAAGGTAAATCTTACGAGTGCTTGGGATTACTTGAGAGATAGTAAGAAGGTTAGTGATTGCATCGCCACCTTCAGCAGATCCACCAAGGTTATTTCCTGCGTTTAATCCTGTAACTACTTGAACAATAGACTTCTCTTCGAAGTTAGCTACGTTGAAGTCAGAAGCACGAAGAGTGATGATATAAGGAGAAGCAGTAGATCCTGCACCTGTTACGTTTGTAGCACCATCACCACGACCAAGAACAGCAGAACCGTCACCGTAAAGAATACGAGACATGTTACGCATAAAGTCTTCAACTGTTTTCTTGATAGGGAATGCCAAATATGTCTGGAATGCACCTTTAGAAGAAGAAGCAGCTTTAAGACCTTCACGGTCAACGAATACACGAGAGTAGTGTTTCTTGGCAGAAACAACAGCTTGCTCAACCAAAGACGGATTACCGTTTGGAAGAAGTTTGGCACCGTAACCACCAGCAAAGCTGAGTTGAGTTTCGATGTTCATTTGCTTACCTACGAAATCGTTAGACTTTTTAATACGTCCTTCGAGTACGTTAGCAGAGTTATACATATTGTCAGAACGGTTTTTGAATAGCGTCAGGAATAATCCTGTTTGTTCTGAGATGCTATATGGAGTCTGGACAGCCATTTTAAAATCCTTTTTAAATCATTGTTATTATACGTCTAAGTCATCGAAGGATTCATTTCCATTCGATTCATCTTCCCTAACACTTGCCTTCTTCCCTTGTTTAGAGGACTTCTGGTATAGCTTAGAGTTAAGTTCCTTAACTTCCTCCTCAACTGAGAAGTTACGCTTTAGAACTTCTTGGATAGCTTTGGTATCCATCTTCTTATCTCTAAGATATCTGGACAATTCTGCTACCACATCACCGTACTTCTGTTCCGAAATGTTATCGACATACGGTTCGACTAGCTCTTTTACTGTAGCAATGTGTGGCTTCAAGCTTGCATAATCCACAATCGCCTCGTCAGTGATGGTTTTAGCATCAAGCCCCGAGTCCTTATATATCTGCTCCAATTCTTCAGAAGCATCGACAAACTGGTCCTCTGTGACATTTTTAGCTTGGCGTAGAGCGTCTACTTTCTGAACAGTCTGGTTAAAGGCTTGTTCCTGAGTCACACGATCTTGACGCTTCTTGTTCACATTAGAATGAAGCTCGTCTTTCTTTTTATGGAAGAATAACTCACGTTGAGTTTCATCCATATCGTATAGTTCGCTAATTGTATCCAAGTTAGCTTCCATAATACGTCTATATGCATTGTATGGATCTTCTCCAGATAATTCAACTAAATACAATAAAGAATCTAAAGGATTTTTATTAGGGTCCTTGATTGGGTCTAGTGCCTGTGTAAGATGTTGAATTAACTGCTCTTTTTGTTTAACTACTGTATTCTTTTCAAACTCTACAGCCTTCTTTTCTTTGCCTAGCTCAGTAAATTTCTTATCCCAAGCTGTCTTTCCGCTATAGTTATTGATTAGATCTTGTAGTTCTACGTCTACTTGCTCTCCGTCTACTTTAATTTTAAATGTAGAGTTAGAGTCTATATTGAATAGATCTTCTCCCATGCGCATACGAAGCTTTTTAGCTTTCTTGTCTTCGTTGGCTTCATTAATAGGTTGGTCCTCCAAAGGCTTTTCTTCTTCCACTTCGTCTTCAGAAGTTTCTTCTTTCTCTGCCTTTTTTGGGGCTTTTTTGCCTTCTTCCTTAACTACATCACCTTCTCCGTCTACTACCGTATCATCTAATACCTTAAGCCCTTCGTCTTTAGGTTTAGATTCTTTTGCTTCTGGTTCAGGCTGTGACCAATCATCTACTGCCTCATCAGGGGTTGCTACTTCTGAATCGTCAAAAGAATCAAAGGTTTGAAAACTAGAGTCACTTGACTCTACGGCTGCTGCTGATTCGCTCATTTATAAACTCCCTTGTTGTTTTAGTTCGGCATCGACTTTCTTCATTGCATTAGGTGTTTCTAATGTTGAAGGTCCTGCCTGTGGATTAACTGGTTGAGCTAGGGCTGGATTCTGAATTGCTGATACTGCTGGAGGCGTGAATAGCATTGGGTACTTAGGGAACTGAGATAGTTCCATAGCAAATGCTGGATTCTTCACTGACTTCTCGTAACAAAGCATTTCGATTGCCAGGATATAATCCATGATGTTTTGTTTTGTATCAGGACGTACGATAAATTTATATTCTGGAGACTCTACGAACCTAGAGAACACACCATAGAATTCTATTAGTCCGTCTGTTCCTTCTGGAGCTGGAGCAAGTTCACCATGGAGAAGCATATCAAGACATTGCTTGGCTGTGTCGATTGAATAAGTTACTTCATCCTGGAATGCCTCAACTAAATTTAATCCCAGTATTCGGATCATTTCTTTTTTACCAAACAACGGATCTTTTTGGTTAGCTGTGTTCAAGTCTACGATATCTGCCATTCTTCCTGCTCTTGAAGTAGAAAGAACTGAATCGTTTTCGATACGGATATCGTTGATTAGGCTGAAATCAAATTCTTTAAATGATTTGATGAGGTAAGAGTTGTTAGACCCTAAGATACGAGTCATACGCTCATCGTCTGTCGTATAGTATTGTGCCATACGAAGAACTGTTTTCTTGTAGATATCCAGGACACGCTGTTTTCTATTTTCTGCCGTTACTGCCATTGCTTGATACTGTTGATCTTCAAGAAGACGCATTGCCTGAGCTGCAGTTACACCTTGAGGTACATTTCCTCGAGAAATATCAAAGAGTCTTGCAAGTTTACCTGCTCTAGTAGAAATAAGTGCCGATAGATCTACTTCACCACGATTTACGTAGTTGTGTTGTAAAACTTCAGGAGCTTTGGCACCACGATAAGCAATCGAACCAAATTCGTTATTCAATGATTGTTTATCAACACTTCCTTCAGGATAAACGTACTTAGGAGCATTTAGTACCCCGTGGTTTCTTGCGATCCCAGACCACAAAGAGTTATTCATTCTATAGAACTGCTCGATGTTGATAATGAAAGGACGCCCCCAGAATTCATCAATGCATTCAATATCTTTATCTTCAATGAAAGGAAGTTCTTTGTCTTCGTAAGGAAAATCAATCCAATCTAGGATACAGTCTTCGCAATAAGTGATCTTGGCACCTGCAGGAAAGTGCTTAGTTGGTTTGTGCCAGAAAGTTCTAACCATAACCATATTTTCAGGAACACTTAGGTCGCTTGCTGACATGTCCCACATAACGTGGCTATTCTCTGTGATCTTGTCTTTACTTGCTGGGTAGTCTGCTTGTACTTCTTCTTTAAAGCACCATTCGATTGTCTCGAAGTAGTCACATTCTTTAATTGATTTCTTGGTCTCTTCAGGGAAACAGCAATACGGAAGAAGTGGTTTAATTTCTACGTCACCCAATCTCATGTCATCGTCAGAGAGGTACTTGCCTTCAATAACAATTCCGTTCTCGTCTGTCTTGGGTACTTTACCTTTGTATTGTTTCTTCTTGGCAACGTAAGCAGTATTAAGTGGACCGACATCAGGATTCCAACAGATCTCACCGATGGTATGTCCCATAAGGAACATGATGCGATCCATTTTAGTCATGATGCGGTCAAACTTAATTTCTTCCATGCGTGACTGACAAAGGATTTTACAAGCTTTAGCGTTGTTAATATCTCCTTGGTCAAAATAACTTTGTGGAATGAAGGATACTTTAGTTGAGGACTTAGAAATTTCTGCTGTCTTCTGATCTACTAGATCCCAGACTAAGTTATCTTTCATTGCTGGCTTACGTGAGTTACCAGGAATATATCTATTAGATGTTCTAGTTACACTGTCACCAGTTTCTTCTGTTACGTTCTTATACATATTAATGTAACGACGATACATAACGAATCTGGGGAATGAATTCTGGTAAACTCTTTGGAAGCGGGTATTAAGCCACTCAAGAGTCCCTTCTTTAGTTTTATTTTCTCTGAACTGGAATGGAACAACTGCCTCAGATGAGGTGGTGTTATCCAGATCATCGAATGTTTGAAAACTCATATTTATCTCCTATTAAAAATTATGGGATTGTAGTAAATCTGCTAGAGGATCCTCTTCTATCTTCTTTTTCTTTTTAGATTTTTGAAGTTTAAGTGCGTCTGATAGTAGCTCGTCATCTTTTTGTGCCAGCTTATCTGATTCCTCTTCCTCTCCTTCTTCAAACGCTTTAAGTTCCAAAGGACGCCACTCAATCTTGTGCGAAGACCAGTGTTTTGCTAAGACAATAATCAAAGCGGCACTGCCTACAAATAAGGCTAGGCAGGAAATAATAATGGCTGGTACTACAAGGTTAATCATAATCCTCCTCAAGGAATTCATCGTCATATATATTAAAGTCTACTGGTTCTAATGCTATATCTTCGTCTTCGAGATAGTCTATATCTTTCCAAGTTCTTCTATCGTCTGGTCTTTGGTGTCTATCTCTAGGAACTGTATTTAGATTAGCTGCATTCATAAGATAGCGTAACCCGTCGATGGCATGGTCATTCTTTTTAGGGATTTTACCGTCTTCGTCTGTGGCATAGGTGGACATCTCGGAAATTAATCCTTTACACCTATTTGAAATTACAAGTAAGTCTTCAAGCAAGAAGTCTTTGATGACAGATAGCTTTTCTTCTTTCTTATTAACGTCTTTGTCACAAGGTATTAAGCTTTCACGGTATTCTGCCACGACTTCGTTGTTAAACCATGAAGCAGCGTTATCGTAGACCTGATACCAATCGTATCCTGGTCTTAGTTCTTTCATTATAGATTTTGCTCTGGGGTATATCTTACGAGTGGACATTTCCATTTTCTTTTTCTCGTAGATTCCATCCAATACAATTATCTTCTTAGAAAAAGTATTGACAGCAGCGAATACAGCAGCAAAACAAGAACTACTTCCTGGATCGTATGCGGCATAGTATCTCCAATCCTTGGGGTACTTATTAATCTCATCCATTAGATTAGTATGATTCTTTATGTGTCTTGATTCCCCAACAAATTCCCCGACTTCATCGTATCTAGGCACTTCGAGCATGGGGAAGATAGCATTAGCTCCACCGGGAACTATCTCTGCCTCAATTTCTCGCATATACTTTGCCCACTCACCTTTGTTGATGGCGGCTTGTTTTTCTAGTTCGAGTTCCTCTTTATCAATGTAGGGGTTCGTATGCGTAGGCCGTTTAAAGTATGCCCCCCTTGGGTCAAGCTTGAATTCTTCTTCAGTACGGACGAAAAAATGATCGAAGAGTTCTGGCGGAGTCCCAACGATAAGTAGAGGTGCCTTCTTTGCCAAAAGGTTATCAGCAAAGCCCTGATGAAAGCGATAATCAAAATCTTTAAACTCATCATAGACTGCTCCATCTGGGTTGAATCCTCGACCGGACTCATAGTTATCGGAACCAACTAACTTAATGAAGCTTCCGTTCTTGAATGTTATACGCCTGTCTGTCTCTGAGACTGACGCAATGTACTTATTGGAATGTTCCCCTAGAAAATTCTGGAGTCTGTTTGGTTTCCAGATAATTTCTGAAGCTTGATTGTAGAATGGAGCGATGTAGTAGAATTGTCCATTAGGAGTTGTCATTGCCCAACGGTAAAGAACGTAGATAGCTAACTCGGTCTTACCAAACTTACGACCGCATCTCATCATGACACGTCTTTTGCCCTCATAGAATAGAGACTTACCAATGGCTATCTGTCCTGCATGGGGCTGCCATACAGAATGTAAGTCATTTAAGACGGTAGCTAAATACTGGGCATCTTGGGTTGTTACTCCCAAAGCCCAATTCCAGTAATAGGGTGATAGCCAATGAACTTCTTTGGCTCAACTACGAATAAGTCATCGAGTTCTTTTAGTGCCTGCGCTTTCTCTTCTTCAGATACATCAAGAGCTTGGACTTCTTCTACTATCTCTTCTAGCTTTTCGTTGATCTTGTTTTTAGATCCTTTAGTTCTTCCCATAATTTATCTCCGGTAATGCGTATTTGCGATTTAGTTGAATATGTAGGTGCGGACCACTGCCATGGGATCTATTGATTATAAGTTGTGGTTTGGCAGAAGAAACAGCACCGAACTTTCCGTAACGGAGATTAAATACTTCTATGAGTTTTTGGATAATCTCTTCAGGAATGTTGTAAGTACGAACATCAAAAGCACGACGAGTACGATGAGTATCTGAAATGCGAGATAGCTCTTTATCTTCTGCTGTCGTCGAGACAGTTGTTGTGATAACCATCTCGATGTCATAGTTCTCCTTAAGCCAGGAATACATTTCCTTAGCTATCTTCTGAGCAGTTACATTCATATCCTTAAATCTAGCTTCTACTTCCGGTGTTTTGAACTTCATAACAACTCCTCATCTTCGCATTCCTGCGGAATACTCGCAGCGTCTTCGACACTGCCCTCATTATCAGGCACTTCAGTGAATTCTGCTTCGACTGCTGCAAAGGGATCATTAGCTAAAGCTTTAACAGCTTCTTCTGGTGGTAATAGTTTGAATTGTTTTAGATCTAAGGAGATATCAACCTTAGTCTTACCTACCCCATAGCGATCTGGGTTATCTGCCTTGGCAAGATACATTAATTTATCGAACTTCAACTTCTCAGAAGGTACTTCTTTAGCATCCAGTACATCATCTACAGAGTTGGCTATCTTAGATATCCAGAATTCAGCTCTATTCTTTCTAGCTTCTTCAATCTGCTTAATAAACTCAGGATCTTCCATACAGTATCGTACAAATACCCCACGACTTAAGTTAAGTTCTTGTAGTGCTTTAGCTTCTATATATCCATTTGATATTAATTCTACGAAGTCTTTCTTGAATTGTTTCATCTCTGCAGTTGTAACTGAGGACGTTGGTAACGTGTTGCTCATATATAAAGATATTACGTATAACTATGCGGTAGTGCAAACTTTATATTTGGTGTGGATAGTAGTTGATGATGCATGTCAGCAACTTGATTTGAAAAATTAGAAAAATTTTTGTGTGGGTTATACCACCACAACAACCACAATATTCACTGCTAGGGGGGATACAAACTACCCCATCTACCACAGTAAACACTGTACCTACTGCACCCACTACACCACACCAAACAGCATGACAACCCTGTGTCGCAGCAGCCTGGTGCATAACTTATAGCCTTATTGTAATTGTATAGATAGCCTTGCTGTATATACATTAATTATAGATGGAGCACTCCTTCTATAAATATATTAATGACGCAAATACTCACTATTCTTGATAACATAGGCTATATAGACATCAAGTTATCCGAAGGCGCATAGCGTATTCGCCAAATCCACTACGTTTTTTCTCGCCATCTCAAAATTACCGGGGTTTTAAAATTAAGTTAATTTTTGAACTCAAAAAATAAAAAAAATACAAAAAAAATAATGTGCTTTTTTTATTACATTTAACATACCACATATCTAGATTTGAGTTATTTTTTTAGACATATATACTTAAATATAAATTCTACCCAAAACTCCAAAACACTGTATTTTATATAGACATCAAACAATATCTAATATTTTCCTTGATTATCCCGAAACGATGCTGTAATGTCTTAAAGAGATCAAAATAACTTGACTCAAACTGGGAATAGATATCATGAGAAAAACATACGGAACAAAAACAGCAACAAGATTAAACCTAACCCAATGTATCAGACTCCAACAGAATAACTTCCTATCTCAGGATTGCACCACTGACTACGATCATGACGAAGTAATTGCACGATTAATAGAACTTCAATCGAGAAAAGATTCAAAGTCCACTATCTCTGAGGTTAAGAAGATCTCAATGGTATCTAATGATGACTTACCTCCTCCACTTCCGCTAGAAGTAATACAGAAGTATGCTGAAGAGATTGACTTTTAATAACTACAATAGATAGATAACTAAATTTAATTAACTTGGAGAGACTGGAATGAAGCAGCAAAACTTAAACACACTTAAATCAAATTTAACCGAATCAGACATTGATTCTATTGTAGATATTATAGGACACCGTTGCAGAATAAAAACGTGCAATCGTCTTAGAAGTATCCTTACTTATTCAGCATCTAGTATTCAGTCTTTTGGTATTTTAGACCGTCTTATTAAGGAAAACGGTCATTGGTCATACTGTGCTGGACAATCATACCCTGACGAGATTAGGACGGTAAGAGAATGCATACTAGGGAAGAGGTATTAACATGAAAGAACGTGAATTAGTTGAATGCGTTTGCGGTACTTGTGGCACTAACCACGAAGTAGCCTACGACACTGCAAATGATTATTACATATGCTCGGAATGCTATGCCGAGGAGATACTAGAGGAACAAAAAACAAAATTAAACATACAGGAAGGGCACGATGAATGAAATTAAACGCTTTGCATGTCAAGAAACTAAATTCTATTATGAATATGAAGAAGGAACTTATTTTCATGTTTTTGTCAGAAGATCAAACGGCAGAAAAAGGGCACTATATGTGGGCAAAAGCATCTCCAAGGCTTACGAGATCTACAGAGAGACCAGAGTATATCAGTTAGACGTTAAATATCTTTACTCTGAAACAGTAACTTTGAAAAAAGATTTAGTCTTAGTTATACGTGAAGTAGGTAAGATGGTGCGTGAACAAAGCAGAGCAGGTAAACTAAAGATAGCCACTAACTACACCCATGTCTCTATGGGTCCACTCAGAGGAATACCTCAAGAACTTTACAAAGAAGTAAAAGCATTCTGTGAATCTGCATATATTACCAACTCTACCCTAGTGCAGCTTGTTTTAGCGGGCTTCATGGCATTCGACAAAGAGGACAGAGAAAAATACATAAAACACACAAGCAAGCTATTAAATCAATTTATTTTCTTATCTGGTGGAGATACTCCAAAGATACAACAAGATTTAAAAGAGTTAGAAGAAGAGAATAAAAAGGATGAAGATTTATTATAAAAACAATAATGCCCCATGAGTTTTTAACCTCATGAGGCATTATTTTAATCTTACCGAACTGGAAACGATAAGATCTTGACTAATTTAACTAAAAAGAAAATACTAGTCAAGTTCAATTAAGAAAATACTGGAGCAATTATTTATATGAATAAAGAACTTCTTTCCGACTTTGCGTCTCATATAGTCGAAACTTTTGATTCCGTTAAGTTCTCTTCCTCGGGAGTTTTATCTTTAGATGGTGACAAGATAACAGCAAATAAAATATCTGAGTTTATGCTTACTTTTTGTCGTGATAGTCGCTCAAAATATCTCTCTCTCATTACTGATTCTCCTAACGGCGCTCACTTCTTGGATGCCCTTAAACTACAAATAAAATTCTCTCAATCTAAGGGTAAGAAGTCACACCTTAGAGCTATTGAAGATCTTGTCATGCCTTTTAATTATGAGAATGCTATTCCCTTCATGAGCATTAACGATAAAAATAATGTGATGTTCTTTGATAAAAAAGAAAGAGTTTTATTGGATATTGATTATGGCGCCTATAAAGAAATGTTTGAAAAAGAATACCGACAGAATCCTATTCCCGCTAGAATACAGTTTAACCCTTATCGTCCTGAGCAAGTCTATATTGACCGGTATGGTAATCAAGAAGTAACTCATGTCAATACTTACCTCAAACCTGAATGGCAGTTATCCAGAGAATTAACAGAGAAAGAAATAGAACACTATAGGAACGTAAAGCTAGCCCCCATCATACAAGAATTCTTTGAGCATTTATTTCCCATACCTACTTGCCGGGAATATGTTTTTGATTGGCTTCATTTTGCAGTTTCTAGTCGTTGCGAAACTTATCTAGTATTAAAT